GAATCATATGCAACGGTGGATCCTAAAATTGTTCCATTATATGTAGATCCACCAGATCCAAGATTTGTTACTGTTGTGCCACTTCCTGGATAACATGATGAATTAGAAAAATCATAATGTATTTGAAGGTTTGAAGTTGTTAATGCCATAAAAAAAGACTACGCCACTAAAGACGTAGTCTGAATCCCCTCCCAAACAAAATCTGGTGTTATAGCAGAAATACTATTTCCGCCAACAGAAGGAATGGATGAAGCCAGGTAGACATGGCTAAAGCCATTAAGGTCAACAATAATATTAAATTCTGTTGAAACCTTAGCATCAATCATTTCGGCTTTACAGCCCATGGTTAATGCGTCTACCTGGATCAAAGTATTCATTATGCTACTGTAATTCTCACAATACCAGTTGAATCCCAAGTAATGGTAAAGTTACCATTTGAAGATGACTGATCTGATCCGAAATCAACATATCCAATTAATGGACGAGTTGCATTTGTAGCAGGTGAAGCATCATAAATTACTGCATAACGTGCAGTAATTGTAGATGAAGACCAAGTTGTATCGTCAGCATCAAGTACGATTGTATTTGTTCCTGAGTTATATGTATTGGTCTTATTTGCTAATGTATTACCGCCAGATGTATATCCAGTTGCTCCTGAGACTTCGTATGTTGATACGTCATCAAAGTAGTTATGTGAATCTTGATCTGGTGTATAAGAGTTGGTCAAAAGAGCAACTTTAATTGTGTCTGTATCCCAGTCAATCTCTTTATTAAGAGCCTGACCTAAGAATTGTCCGTATAGTTTAGATGCCATGAGTTATTACGCTCCTGTCTTCTCTACGATTGCAAATGCACCTGCATCAGCAACTGCAAAACCACGACGAATACGTGTCTTAAGCAAGACACCATCCTTTGAAAATTCTGCATCACGAGATACAACTGATTCTACGCCACCACGAATACCATTAATAAGCATATTGCGGTTACCGCAGATAAGCAATGCATTTCCTGTTGGTGAATCTGTAGCAGCAGCAGAACGAGCAGCACCATAAGAAACTACCAATGGATATCCAAATAGAGATCCTGGTGTTCCTGCTAATGGATCTGGTAGAACTAGGTCATTATTTCCCTTGACCATTCCACGAATTTCCTTAAGCATCTTTGGATGTGCCATCCATACTGTATTTGCAGCATCAAACTTATCTGATGCTTCAACAGCACCAAGTGCTGCATTAAGATCTCCATAAGATAGATCTCCAGCGGTTGGAAGTAGGTTTGCTGGTGCATCATTTGCAACTGCTGTTAAAAGCGATGTATATGGTGCATCATCATTACCTGTCTGAACTGCATAAACGCCAAGTGTAGCGTTGTCAAACTTACGTGCCCAACGAGATGCCCATTCACGCTTATAGGTGCTTAGGACATCAACTAATGAGTCGTTTACATCTTCTTCTGAGATGTGCATAATTTGTGCATACTTACGTGCTGTAAGAACTACTTCATCAAGAGTAGCAACTGCTTCTGGGATGGTATTGCCTTCTGCAACAACATCTGGAGCATCAGCCTTAAAGCGTGGCACAGTTTTTGTACGAGATGCCATGGTTTCACGACGAGCAAATGATTCAACTGCAGAATTAGCCAATAAATCTTGGATAACTGCAGAACCTTGCTCTTCTAGAATATAACCATTGGCTTCTGTTAAATCTGTTCTTGCCATGATTTTATCTCCTTAAGATAATTTAAATTTTTAAAATGTTAGGAAATGATCGTCTAATCTATCCATAAACCATGACAACGTCCATTGCCAATAGTATGTGTATAGTATATCAGATTATTGCTTTCCTAATATTTTTGCTGCTTGCATTTCGCTTGCAGAATATCTTGTACTTACAGATGCCTTTATAGCGGTATCTGCTTGTCCGCCAACACGAAGTTTGGCATCAAAGATTTCAGGAAGATCTTGTTTTAATTGTTCTAATTGTTTATTTAATCCAACAATCTCATAATTTTCATCAAATTCAAGATTTGTAGTATCTATAAACTTTAAGAATCTTTCAGGATCTTTCAAACCTTCAATAGAAAGTTTTTGAACAATTTTTTCTTTTAATAGTTTTCCACTATATTGAGCAATTGTTTGATCCTTATCATTAAGATCTTTTTCTAGTTTTTCTTTTTCTTCTCTGAATTTTTTAGCATCACTTTTAGCACGTTCAAGTGCTGATAGAACAGCCTTTGCATCTTCAATGACTGGTTCTGTATTTTCTTGTGATTGTTCCATATTATTATTTTCAGTTTCCAACTTGTCCACCCGTTTCTTCCATTAGTACATTGTTAGTGTTTGTATTTTGAGATAAATTAGTTAATGATTCTTCTGCTGCAGCAATTTCTTTTGCAACTTCTAAATCATAACCCATCTCAATAAGAACTTGCTCAAGAGATACACCAACGACTCTCTTTTTAACAGCAACTTCCCAATGATCAAGACTATCCATGGATTCTATATCTTTCCATTTAACTTGTACGTTTGGTTCTGCTTGATTATCAATTTTTAAGATAAATCGAAACATATCTGCCCAAGTAGATCCAAATGTAATTTGTCTATCTTTTACTTTAGCAATTAATGGTGCTTCAGCAGTTCTTAATGATTCTCCAGAAGGAATACTTCCAGTTTTTTCAAAATAATGAAGTGGTGTACAAGTAATAGATGCCATTGAACGAACAAAATCTTTTACTGGCTCTGTAAATACTTTATGATCAGCGGGAGAAAATTCTCCAACCTTATCTACACCTTTAAGATACCAAAGTTCTCCTGGTCCATTTTTTAAACGTCCCATGTTTTCTTCAACAGTTGCTCCATCTTCAAAATCTTCAAATTCTGCAGAGTTTCCTCCATTAGAAAGAGCATATCTTTGTGGTGCACCTTGATAATCAACTGTTGTCATGTGAGTAACAATTAATTTATTAATTGCATCTTGTGGACCATATGCATCTACATGTTCTGGTCTTCCATATTGTTTAGATGTGCGGAAATGAAATACTGGAACTTCTCCCCATGGATTTTCTATTACAGATACTGGTAAAAATCCATTTGCAGAAACAATATTTATTACTTCTCCAGGCATAATATATTTTTCAATACGATCTGGATAATACATATTTAAATGAGATGTTTTTTTAGTATGATCTAGTGGATCTTCTGATTGCCACAGTTTTGCAGCAAATCTTTTAGTTCTTGGATTTTCATCATCATAAATCATAACAGTTGTAAGTGGTGAATTATAGTCTACTGTTGTATTTCCATTAATATCAGTCCAAACAATTGCATAACAATCTCCAAATGCAAGTGCACGACGATGTATTTCATCAGCATCAATTTGCAAATCATTCATTTGCCAAATTTCATTAATTTTTCTATTTGCTTCTTCAGTATTTGCTGTAATGTTAGCAATTTCCAAACGATTAAGAACTGAATCTACTACAGTTCTAGCAAAGTTAAATCTAAAATTGCCAGCAGCATTGCTAAGCAATCTAAGCCAACGAGTATTTGGAAAAACCTCAGCATTTGTACCTTCATAATACGCTTCAGCAGTTAGATAAGTATTTCTTCTATCTACTATCGTATCAATAGCCTTTTTAATATCAGACATGTTGTCTCCTTAAGTAATTTATTTGTTTTGCTTCTATTTTTGGTGCTTTATTATCTAAAAAGTATAATACACCAGAAACAACAGCATCAAGTACGTCTTCGTGTGCTATTTTAGGAAATGACCACATTTGTTCTTCCAAAATTGGAAAATGTTGTGTGTGTCTAATTTTTCCTTGTTGATAAAAATTCAAGGCTTTACCTGCACGTATTTGTTTAGATAAACTTTGATTTTTTGATCTATATTTTGCGGGGACATTTTTAAATACGTCCTTCCACAAATCTCCACCCTGGTTAACCTCAACATAAAGCACACCAACTCCATAGTTTTCAACTATAGAATAGACCTTATCTGCTAATTCAGATGGAGACATTTTAACCTGTTCTGCATATCTTACATATATATTTTCTTTCCCCAAAGAGTTTACCCCTCTAGAAAGCACTGCGATCCCTGTATAGTCAGAGATTTTGTTTTTTGTTACCGCTGGGTCTATAGAAATAATCGTGTTTCCATATTCTTCAACCTCTTCAATAACAATATCTTCATTTGTCCAAAATGTTCCATCCGTATTAATTGGACGATTCATATAGTTTTTGGCAAAATCACGAAGATGTCTTTGGCTTTGAAGCCATTCTAAAGACCATTTCTCAGGCCATACAGACCTTTCTGAACCATCATTGTTAGGCATAATGGCTGGATAGTAGTGAATGCTAACATTCTGGTCTTTAATCCATTCTAATTCAGGACCTGTATGCCCTTCAGCATATTTTCTAAATTGATCTATTACAGAATTGGGCATTGTGGTTGTTCCAACAAAAATCATTCTTGCAAAAATGTTCATAGGAGCAATATCGTCAAATACTGTATTTTTTTGTTGTCCAGCCTGATATTCTGAATAGTTCTTTTCACCTTTTTCAATATCATCTAAAATAATAAGGTCTGGGCGTTGTCCAAAAACCTTTTTTCCAAGAGAGTTTGTATCAATACCATTAGCATCAAATATAAAATCGTTGCTTTGAATAATACGCCAAGAATTAGATGCCATGGCACGACCTGACGAAGCCACAATTTTAGGTTTGCAAAAATCTGGGTAATCCATTTGTAAATATTCATTTGACTCCAATTCATTTTTAAATGTCATAAGATGTGTTTCGGCTTGAGAAGCGGCATCTGAAAATGCAGCAATAAACTTAACATGTCCATGAGCAGCAGCCCACATAGGCAGAATAAGGAATATCCAAGTAGATTTGCCACATTCTCTAGGTGCAATAAATGCATCACGATACTGTTTTGGTTTAGATGGGATATCTATCCACTTCTTCCCATATTCAGCCAAATCAATATGAAATTCTGATAATGTTATTTCCCCTTGAGGGTTTTTTAGGTGATGAGGCAAATAAACCAAGGCAAATAGCATTGGATCATATTTTGTAAGTTCTCTACGCCCCTCAGAAAATGTCAAGAGTTCAATTGGAACTGACTCTAAAATATCAGTTGCTTTCATTTATTACTTTCCGATGCATAAAGAGCACGAAGTTGTTTGAGAGCATCTTCTCTGGTTTTATGGCATCCCTCAACTTCTCCTCCTTCTTTTACTACAGCATATCCACTTTTACATTTTGGATTATTTTTTTCTACTGCCCAAGGCATTATTTCCCCTTTTTGCTAAAATTTCATAAATCGCATCTACTCTTTGTTCTACCCTAAATAATCTTTCACTATTAATTTCAACCTTATCCTTGATACTAGTCCCAGAATTAGGTTTAAGTTCTGCTAAGGTTTTAATTAAATATCTCATCATTCCAAAGAAACCTCCTGCTATTCCTAAAATTATTCCTCCTATTGCCGTGATTACTTCTGGTTGCATTAAAAATACACCTCAGATTTCATTTTATGGGGAATATTTTTTTGAGACAGCGAAAAATACAAAAATAAAAAACCTTTCCTAGCGGGTACCCCCATCAAACCTTTCAAACCTTCTAACCTTTTCAAACCTCTGTATCTCCAAACCTTACTTTCTCTTTTATCAATTCATTTCTTGCCTTTGCTTCATTTAATAAATCCACAATAGCAAGATCTGTCCCATCCTTAGATCTATTCTCATTAATAATAGTTGATTTACCTTCAATAAGATTAATGGTTTGAATAGCCTTATGTACAGCATTTGCTAGTTTATTGAGAGCATCGCTATCCAAGGTTTGTTCCATTAGGGCTTCTACACATCTGTCTAATACCGCTTGAGCCGCTATGATCTTTTCTTTATCTGAGTAGAATACTTTTAAATCCCCCGCCATTTTTGCGAGGGTATCAAGAGTGGGCAATTCCAAACCTCTCATAACAAACCATTTCTTGGCGGTATGATAAGACTTAGGATATCCAAGGTATCTAATACTTGGACCAATACCCATTTCTTGGGCTGTCTCTATAAATTCTGTAATTTGTTCTTCTGTAAATGTGCTATATCCCATATATTCTCCCTATAAAGGTTTGATGGTTTGGAAGGTTTGATGGTTTTTTAAGATTACGACGCACATCTGATAGGGCGTTGGTCTTTTAAACCTTTAAACCTCTATACCATCAAACCAGTAGTTTCTCCATCATCTCTCTTAAATCCGAATCAGTCTTCATTGTTATCTGTATTTGTGTCTCATTCTCTGTATTAAAAAATTGTAATGTAAATGATAGATCACCATCGTTATAATCTACATCCTTTGCATATGGGAATAATATCATTCTTTTAGATCCCGCCAATTTTTACTAGTTTGTACATCAGTGTAATTATACCAGTTTTAAAGAGAGGAAGAGATATGAGGTGAAGATATCCCTTCCTCCCAAATGATCTGAGATATGTAGGCAACACGACAGAAGTTCTCAGATCAAACCTATAAACCTATTATAGCAGTGATCTCTTTGCTCTATAGTTTAATAAATATGTAATTATCTTATCCCTGTGAGGATTATCATTTCTCATTTTTTTTGTTTCATATTTACCAATTAATATATTACATTTATTACAAACTATTCCTCTAATACATTTACCACATGATTTAAATGGTCCACAGCAGTTATGGTCATGTTCGACATGTAACCTCTTTACCCCGCTGCTTTCTGCACCACAAATCCAACAACCATTTTTTGCCATCTCATCAAATTCTTCCATTGTCATTTTATAAGTACGCATTAAATGATGTTTACGGTATCTACGATATTGATATTTACAGCGATCATATTC